GAACGACGCCGGGATGAGTACGGCCAGAGAAAACCACGCATACCAAGGCATTTCGTTAGGCATTTTTCGTATCACATACGGCATGGTTTAGGTCGGCCCCGCCCCGCCTACATCAGTGACCTTGGTGGCACCAAGGCGTTCGACGGGAGCAGGGCCGACTGTTCTCACTTCGCCCGATTCAGGAACCCGTAAATCGCGTCCGCTCTCCTGTTCGCCTCAGGATCGTCCGAAGCGTCAAGCCATGATGCCGCCGCCTCAATCGCCTCCCGCTCCTCGTCGGTGAGCGTCGAATCCATCGTCACCGTCACGTTGCCGCCCTGCACCGACAGCGTAGCGTCCTGATCCGCGAGGCGGCGGACGGCGTCCTTGAGCCGGTTGTTCTCACCCTCCAGCGCCTGCACCCGCTCTATCGCTTGGATCAGCGCGTCCAGTTGCTCTGGCATCACGGGTGGTATCAAGTCGCTCATCGGACCCCCAATCTATATGCGAAACTCAGCGATTTGCGCTTGGTTTCCAATATGCTCAGTCATCTGCCGCGTCCCGAATCTTGTTGCTCATTGCCGCCAGCGCCGCCGAGCAGGCGATGGCGATGGCAATCACGCCCCACGACCGCGGCGTGATGCCGAGGCCACGCACGACGGCCACGTAGAACATGACGGCCTGCGCCGCCAGCAAGCACAGGCACGCCAGTAGTCGCTCGATTTGCCGCGTCATTCCACCACGTCTCCCGCGTCGGTCAGCCGCACGGTCGGCGGCGTCCAGCCCCGCACCGGCGTGCCCTTGAGCCTCAGTTGCTTGATCTGCTGGCGAACCCACGGGGCCAAGTCGAGCGACTGAACCGATAGCACCTCGTCAAGCGGCGTCGGTGCCGGGGGTTCGCCGCGGGTTCGCCTTCGTGGGACGGTCGTTGTGTTCATGGAGGCACTCCTTTGCCTGTTCCTTGCTGGTCACGACGTGGCACCGTGCCCCGCCTTCGCGTTCGATCTCGGCCATGCGGCGCTGCTGGATTTCCGTGGCCCTCTTGCCGGGCTGCTTGACCTCCAGAAACACCGCCCTGCCCTGCCGGATACAGAGCAGGTCGGGCACGCCGCTCATCTGGTACGGGCCGCCGTGAATCTTCATCACCCACCACCCGTCGGCTTTGGCTACCCGAACAATCGCGGCGACGATGCTGGCTTCGCGTGGCATTCCTTTGCCCTTGCTAATTGGCGGCGACGCCACTTGACCAGAGGCGTCAAGTGGCGTTGCGGTCGAGGTACGCCGCGACCCGGTCCCGTAGCTTCTCGTTCGTGTCTCGCAGCACCTCCAGGTACCGCCGGCCGTTCGCCTCGGCATCGACTTCGGCCAGCGTCTTGCCGGCGAACCGCCCGTACTGGAGCCGGAACTCCTCGGCACCGGGGGTCGCCAGCGGTGCCGGCCGCGGCCGGCGGGCAGCGTGGACCCGCAGCCTGTAGCCGCAGAACGCACACTCAATCACGTCCTGCGGCGGGCCTTTGACCGGCACGAACTCGCCGGCCAGTTCCCACGCCGCCGCGTTGCAGCGGTCGCAGGTCTCGGTGGTTTCGTAGAGGTCGATCATCACAGCACCTCCATGCGCGGCACCTGCCGCCCGTGTTTGCCCTCGTTGACGACCCATAGGTTGCGACGCGTGCGAGTCACCGCGACGTAGGCGATGCGGTGTTCTTCGTCCGCCTGCTCGGGGCTTTCCATGCCCTGCTCGACGCGGGCGCCGATGGTCGTGAGCAGCACGACGTTGTCGGCCTCAGCCCCCTTGACCGAGTGAATCGTGCCGACGCGAATGCGAGGCTCGGCGGCGAGGTCCGCTCCCCACTTCGTGGCCTGCTTTCGCCACTGCTCGCCGCGATCCACCAGCCGGCACCACGCCCCGCTGCGAATGGCCTCGACGAGCGCCGGCTGAGCGCCTACTTGCGGCAAGTCGTTTGCGAAGATGCAGTCCCACGCATCGGCGTTTTCCTTCGCCCACCGCGTCTTGACGCCGCGGGTCAGGATCGCCTGCTTGTCCTTGTCCTGCGGCGGCAGCAACGCGATCGCCTTGCCCCACTGCACCCCGGTCACGTGCTGGTCACGCTCCAGCGAGAGCAACGCCTTGAGCCCCTCGCTGCGGGCGGTCGGGCCTTCCGGGGACTTCACCCACCGGGCCGGGCGACCGGCGGCCGTCAACGCGGCGTGCAGCCTCCCGGCGTGGTAGTTCGTGCGGGCGATGAACAGCCAATCGTCGTTCGGATCGACGTTCGCTATCACGGCGTCGAGGTCGTCTGCCTCGGTCACGCTGCCGGCGTGGTCGGCCGGGGCAATGCCGCGGTCGAAGTATCCGCGAGTCATTCGCCGCAGGCACCGCTCGCCGAGTTCAAGGACCGGCTTCGGGCAGCGGTATGACTTGGGCATCGACCGCTCCTTGTCGGCGGGCCAGCCGAGGAAGCAGTCGGCGTGCGACCCCGCGAAGCCGTAGATGGCTTGGAACGGATCGCCGACGACGTAGCACCACTTCACGCTCGGTGCGGAGACGAGCCGCTTGCAGGCCGCGTCAAGCAGCGGCGACGCGTCCTGCTGCTCGTCGAACAGCCACGCGTCAACCGGCGGCAGGTCGCCCTGCGGCTCGACCCGGTACACCCCTTCGGTCGCGCTGGCGGCGAGGCCCGCGAACCGCATGAGTAGGTCAGTGAAGTCGAGCCGGTCCTCCAGCCGCTTCGCCATTTCGTACCGTTCGGCTACGCGAACAATCGCGGCAAAGTCCGGCACGTCGTCGTCGATGGCCCGCATCCGCCGGACCACCTGCTCCAGCGGCAGCAGGCAGTTCTTCGCCAGACTCCAGCAGTTGAGCGCCGCCGCCACCACCGGGTCGCCGATAAACTTCTGCCGCCCCACCTCGTCGTCCAGCGACGTCGAAAGCCGCACGCCGAGGGCATTGCTGATCCACTCGATGTCGTCCTTTTTGTCGCCAATCAACTGCCCCGGCTGGATGCCGAGGCACCGCTTGCACGTCGAATGTACGGTGCGGAACCAGCCGTCGCGGTCGAGCAGGCCCGGCGGCACGTTCCACGCGGCCGACACGCGGGCGACCGCCTCGGCCCGGGCCGCGCGTGTGAAACTGGCGAAGCCGAGCCGCAGCGGGTCGTTGCCCAGTTTGGGCAACGCCCCCTCCATGATCCGCTGGAGTTCCGTCGTCTTGCCGGTTCCGGCCCCGCCGATCAGTCGAGCGATTTGCACTGCTCTCCCCCCTCAAGGGTGACAATTTCGCACACGCCGAGGAAAGTTTCCTCGGCAAAACCGATTTTCCCGGTGGTTTTCCCGGTACGTTTCGCCGCAGAAAACACGGCACGAAACGCACCTTGCCGGGAAAAACGACCGGTCCAGAACATGAAATGGCACCCCTGCGATTTGCCTATATAGAAGGGGAAGCTTCCCGTTCCACGCTCGGAGTCGCCATCGTCTCCAGAATGGCGAACTCCCTCCGTGACCACACCACGTACGATTTGCGGGCACCGCCGAGATGACGGTATTCCGCATGCTGGAAGTCCTTCTCGCCCGGCAGATGGGCCAGCAGCCGCCTTTTCAGGGCCAATCGCTCCCCGTCCTGCACCCGGTGCTGCCGTTCGATGTCCTCCCACACCTTGCCCCACGCGAACCACAGCGTGCCGTCCTGCCGCCAGCAAGCCCGGCCGGTCGGGTCAGGCACGTCGTCGTCGGCCGGCTGCGACGCCTGCGACAGCCGGTCGTAGAGCCATGTGGCCAGAAGCACGTACCGCAGGCTGCTTGCTCCCGGCCACTCATGGGATACGTTTGCGAGGAGTTTCGCCTTGACCCCGAGGGCCACCCGCTTCTTCGGCTGCTGCGAACTCTTGCCGTCCTCGACCTTGTAGCCGCCGTCCCAAATCCGCTTCCACTTGCCCGGCTCCGCGTCAAGCATCACCGTGCCGGTCGCAGCCAGCACGGCCTTGGCGACCTTCGGTGCCGAGACGTACTGATCCACGGTCAGCGAGATGTTCCCGGTCCCCTGCGGCGTCAGCGGCTTCCACGCCGGAACGTGCAGCCGGTACTCCAGCGGGTCGGAATGGACGACCGTCAGGTGCCACTCGCCCGGCCCCCACTCGGGATCGGAGTCGGGGTCGAGCGGAGCGAACGACAGCCCCGTCTCGGTGAACGTCTTCCACTCGCCGCGCACCGCCGACTGCTTGCACCCCTGCGCCGCGGACGCCGCCGGGGGCGGGCCGGCGGCCTCGGCCTGCTGGATCGCCACCTCGGAATCCATCCCCGCGGCCCGCGTCTTGCGGACGTAGGAAATGGCTGAGCGGTAGATCGCCACCACCTCGTCGTCGTCCATCGGCGGCTTGCACTGGAGCGCGTTGACCGCCCGCACCTTGAGCAGCAGGTCTTGCTGCTCGCGGGCGTCGTCGAGGTTCGGGCCGGCGCGGAACGCCTCGGCGACCGCGAACCGATACAGGTCGTTGTTCCGCTCCCCCTCGGGCACCGGCCGGGACAGCACGGCGCGAGCGGGGGCGCGGGCCGTGACCCGCCGCCCCGTGCCGTCGTCATTCCACAGCAGGTTGACCAACTTCTCGGGCAGCGGCTGGAGTTCCACCTCGTCGGGCGACATGCCCTCCACCCACTGGTAGGTCTTGCCGGTGTGATGCACCGACGGCGGCAGCACTGACTGCGCCGCCCGGCCGTCGTTGCCGATGCGGACTTCAATGCCCAGCACTTTCTTGACCGCGACGGCCGGCAGGTCTTCGGACCAGCGGAACAGCCGGTGTGGCCCCCGCCCCGCTGTGTAGGTAGGCGTCCAGATTTCACCAAGGCCGAGGTCGAGCCACGCCTGCTTGGCGTCGTCGCCATCGAGTTCCACGTCGATCACGCCCGACTTCGGGCCGAGCAGAAGGCCGACGTTGACCGGTCGCCCGGCGTCGAACCACGACAGAATCTCCTCCTCGTCGCTGGTGGCCGACAGGTGCCAGCCGTTGCCGCCGGACGGATGCTTCCCAGGCGTGGCACAGTCCGCCCCCTTGATGCAGGTGCAGACGGCCGGGCGAACGACGCCGTTGAGCCGCACCAGTTTCCAGCCCCGCGCCGCATACGACGCGGCGAGCGTGGCGATGCCCGATTGCATGGTCCCCTCCGTGTGTGTGGTAGTGAATCCCCGGCGGCGCGTCTCCACGCGCCGCCGGGGAAAAGTGACCGACGAGTCGTTCCCTGACTACGCCGCATCCTGCGGCACGTCGATCTGCGTAGCCACGCGCGACAGCGGCTCGGTGTAAAGACGCCGCACGATGTCGCCCTCCTCCTTGCTGATCGCGCCGAGGGTCTTCGGCACAATCTGCGAGTAGGGCTGGCCGCCCGCGTTCTCGACCCGGTCAAGCGTGAGGCTGACGATGGCCCGGTAGTGGGGCACCGACAACCGCTTCACGAACGGCGTCACGGTCTTCAACGAACCGGGGCCTGCCGTGACCAGCAGCGGCCACGCCTCGTCGGCACGGAGGATCGCCAGCAGGCGAGACTCCTTGCACCGCTTGCCGCGGCCGGACTTGCTCGTGCCGTACTGACTGTACGGCAGTCGCGTCCAATCGTAGGTGCGGTCGCCCGTCCTGCACGACTCCAGCACCTCGGCGTCGAGGTCGCCGATGTCGTCGTTGACCCTGACCGCAGTCATGAGGTCATACGACACCAGCACCGGCGACACCTTGCCCTGCGGCTCCTCGCTGCCCCACAGCGTGCCACGCACGCCGTAGTAGACGAGGACGCCGTCGATGGACTTGGCGGACTGCTCGTTGTTGCCCGAGTCCGTCCACGACCACACCTTGCCGCCGCCCGCAGGCGTCGAGACTCGCGGCAGGTCGGACGCGAGCAGCGTCTCCCCCGGCCCGAGGTTCGCCATCAGCGCCTCCCGCACGTCCGAATCCGGGCGCAGCGCGAGGAACTTGGAATCCGTTCCGACCATCAACTCTCCGCTCGGTGCCATCTGGCACTCCTTTCGTTGTTGTGAAACCCGAACAATCTACCACGATCACGACAACGTGCGATGCGACAGCCGCATCTCACGGTACTCCGTCACCAGTCCGTCGAATGCCGTGCCGGCCGCAAGGCTTTCGCCCGCCCCGTCACCGGCCCGACGCTGTTCCGTCAGCCATGACTTGAGCGTGGTGGTGTTCACCGCAATCAAGTCGTCCAGCCCGGCATCCTTCGCCGCCTCGACCACCGCCTCACGGTTCTCGGTCGGTACGGACACGGAAAAGAACTCCCGCACGTACCACGACTTGCCGGCCGCCCGCACGCCGTCGAGGCCTGACGCGGCCAACTGCTCGACCGCCAGCGACTCGGCCTCCTTGAGCGTGCCATTGACCCTCGACACCTCAGCCTCCAGCCGCTTCTTCTCGGCCTGCAATTCCGCGATCCGTTCAAGCATCGCGGACAACTGCATCGACTGCCCGTGCTGGGCGTCGATCTCGTTGTCGAAAACAGAACTCATGCCACCGCTCCTTTCTGCGTCGTCAGTTTGTGCAGCACCGCCTCGACCACCGATCGACGCTCTCTCAATGCCGCATACACCTGCTCGTCCACCGTGCCACCGCAAACGAGGTGATAGTAGCGGACGCACCGCGTCTGCCCCGGCCGACGCAGCCGGGCCAGACTCTGCTCGTAGTCGCCGAGGCTAAATCCCAGCGAGTAGTAGAACGCGTACGCCGCTCGCGAGCAGTCGATGCCGACGCCGCCCGATTGCATCTGCACGCCGAGGATTGCCGCGTCACCGGCCTGCCACCGCTCCAAGTCCTTCCGCTCGCCGCTGACCTCGGCGTACTCGCGGCCAAGCGTGCGAGCCGCCGCCGCCACGTCGTCGAGGTCGCTGCGGAACCGGCAGAACACAACCACGGGCTCGGTCGCCGGCAAGTCCTCCAGCCGGTCGAGGAGTGCCAGCCGCTTCGACGGCACTCCGTCGATGGCCGTGACCGCGTTGCTGCCGTCGAGGCGGCAGTACCCGCCCGTCGCCTGCTGCATCCGCAGGAGTTTGGTCAGGGCATTCGCTGCCGTGACCGTGCCGGCCTCCAGTTCGGCGGTCATCTCGGATTCCAACTGCCTGTAAAATCGCCGCACCTTCGGGGACAGTTCCACCGGGATGGTTTCGTGAATGGCATCCGGCAGGTCGAGGACTTCGTCGGCAGTGACCCGCCACGACCGGGCGTCGAGTTTCGCCGTCAGTTCGTCTTGATTCTTCCACGCTTTGACCTTGCCGGGGAACCGCAGGTCGCACTCCGCGTACCGCGAGCGGAACCGGACGAAGGACGAGCCGAACACCTCCGGTTCGAGGAACCGGAACTGCCCGTAGAGGTCGAGCGGCGAGTGCGGCATCGGCGTCCCGGTCAGGCACAACCGCCGGGCGGTGGGCTGCTTCGCCGCCAGCCGTGCCAGCCACCGGCTCGCCCGACCGCCTGGCGACTTGATCCGGTGCGACTCGTCCAAGACGACCGCGGCCCACGGCACCGACTCGACCGTGGCGGCGAGGCCCGACCGCCACACCGACTCGTAGTTCACGGCCACGACGAGCCGCCGCGAGCCGGCCACCAGCGTGGCCTGCTTGAGCCGCGTGGCCCTAGCCGCCCCCGTGCCGCGACACAAGTCGAGGAACGACAGCGACCCATCCGCTATGCCCAGTGCCAGCAGCGCCATGAACGACTTGCCCGTGCCCATGTCGGCGGCGAGCATTCCGGTGTGCCGGGCGGCAAACCACCCGGCCGCGTCGGTCTGGTGTGCCCACGGGGCGAAGTCGCCGCGGGCAGTGCCCGCGACGACTCGCTCCCATGAACTCGCCACCGCCTGCGGACAGCAGAGGAGAATGTGCCGGGTCATGCCGCCTCCTGCGTCAACGTGGCGTGCAGAATCTCGCCGCGGAGGTCGTCGAGCCGCGCCTGCAACTCGCCGATCCGGCGGGCAAGGTCGTCCGCCGCGTCCGCCTGAGCAGCAACTCGTGTGTTGTGCCACCGTTCTGTAAGCGGCACGAACACGCCGTTGAACCGCACCAGCATCTGCCCGTGCGACACGATGCCCGTGATGACCCCTTCGTCAATCCAGTACGTAATCTGATCCATGCAGGTATACGCGCGGTAGACCTTCGTGCCTTGGTCCATGACAGTCCTCCAGTGATGTCCGTTCGGTGTATAAAAAGCCCCGGCGGGCGGGGAACGGAGGAAAACCCGTCCCGCCGGGGCACGGTGGTAACCTAGGCCACCGTTGTCAGGTCGCAGGCCGCAGCCCACGCACGCTCCTTGAAGTGGTGCGACGAGCCGAAGAGGCACGACCGGAACTTCCGCTCCAGCCGCTTCTCGCCCCTGCCCGTCACGCGGAGTTCGTGGTCGGCCCACTCGCTCGCGGCGTTGTAGGCGGTCCACACGTTGCTCTTGAATCCGCCCTCGTTCGTCGGCAGGGCGAACCGATCCCACAGCGAGGTCAGCACCTTGGTGCGGCTCCGCTCGCTGCGGTTCTCGACCAGCCCGCCGAAGTAGTCGCTGACCTGCTGCGTGTTCAGCGGCTTCGCCAGCATCGCCCTCGCCGCCGTGGCGAACGCGTCGTGGCTCTGGCCGATCACGCCGAGCAACTCCTTGGCCCGCTGCACCCGCTTGCCGAGGCCGCCCGCGGTGTGAAACAGTTTGAGACCGAGCGGCAGACCCGCGTCGGACTTGTTCCGGTCCACCTCACTGATCGCTAGCCGCAGCGTGTTCGCGCAGACCACCCGCACGCTCGTCGGGAACAGCCGCACGGCACCGGTGCCGGCGTGGTTGTTGGTGATCAGCACGTACTTGTCCAGCACATCGCGGTCGCAGACTTCGATGTTGCCGGGCAACTTCGCCAGCATCCACACGTCCCGCCCCTCGCGGAGCGAGCCGCAGGTGTGCCAGATGGCGAGCGACTCGCCGACCACCTCGTCCATCCACGCGAACGCCTCGCGGTTCTGGAGCGGCTGGTACCGCAGGCCGACCGCCCCGAGGGCCATGCCAGTGTCCATCCGGTAGGTCGCCCGGTGCGTCCCGACCGGCTTGCGTGAGCCGTCGGGCATGACGGCCTCCAAGTCGGTCAGGGCCACGTCCCAATCCATGCCGGCGATCCGCAGGGCGTCGACCGAGGTCTGCGCCTCGCTGACCACCGTGCCGTGCCCGTGCCACGCTGGCTGGTAGGCGAACATCGCCGAACCTTGGGCCTGCGTCGTGAAGTCGATTTCGTGAGCCATGTCAACAGTCCTCCGTTAGTTTTCGAACCTAAACAATCAGTCCAGCGACACGGCCAACGAGGCCGGGCCGCACGTCGGTCAGCCGGCCGCGATCTCTTCGACCACCAGCCCCTCCTGCTGCCGGATCACGGCACACAGGTTCTCGATCAGCGTCAGCGTGGCGTCCACAGCAGCGGGATTGTCCCCGACCCGCGTGGTCTGGTGCGTCCGCTGGTCGGGGCGGCCGAGGCAGTTGATCGCGTCCTTGATTTTCTTGAGGTCCATCTTGCTGGCAGGGGTCATCGTCGTGTCTCCGTTTGGGGTTGTTGGGAAGTCCGAACAATCAGCCGTCGATACGCTTGAGGGTGGAGTGCGTGTCGAGCAGCGTCTCAAGCCGGGCCGCGATGCGGCCGACCTCAATGGCCGAGTTGGCGAGGTTGTTGGACGGGCAGGTCATGTTCCAGCCACGCTCCCGAGCCTGCTTCAACTCGTCGGCCATCCGCAGGCAGAAGTCCACCGCAGCGTCGAACTGCTTCTGGCACTCGTCCACGTTCGCCTTGGCCCGCATCGTCTCAAACTGAATCGCGTTCATCGTTCGTTCTCCGTTTCGTGTCCTTGCCGCGGTGTCCGCCGCGTCATGCCCTCATTATACCTTATCGGCTTTTGGCGTCAATAGACTTTCCCAAAAAATTTTTGCCTTCGTTTTTCCCGGTGTTTTCGGGGTTTCACCGGACCACCCCCAAGGCCGCGTCGGCCCACCGCAGGGTCGCCCGGCCCAGCCCGGCCAGCCGCCCCTCCGGCTCCGGGGCCGGGGGCGGTGCCCGCGCGTACACCGGCTGCGGAGGCGGTGCCAGCCTCGCGGCGAGGTCGATCACCGCCAGCCGGTGCCGCACCTCCACGACGAGCGCGGCGGCGACGGCCATCACGACCACCACGCAGACGGTGCGGACGATGTCGCGGATCATGACGCCACCTCCTGCTGCGTCGGCCACCAGTACGGAAGGTCGGCGGGCTCTTGCCATCCAAACTGGCCGTAGTGCGTGGCGTCCTTGCGGAGCAAGTTGCTGCGATGCGATGCGTGCAGCCGGTCGTAGCCGAGCCAGTTTGGCGAGTGATGCCACCGGCTGTTCGACAACAGCCGGTCGCACACGGCACGGAATTGATCCCGCAGCGTGTCCTTGAATCCGCGTTGCCGCCACACGATGCACATGATCTCGGCGTACTCGGCCAGGGCAAGCTCGTGGCCACGCCACATCCGCACCGCTGGATGATTCCGCCAGTGCGAGTTGACGTTGCCCGCGTGCGGGCCAACATCAACTCCCAGTGCGAGAAGAATCTGCTTGCACTCGACCCGCTGCTTGCCGAGTCGCCGATTGTCGAGGCATCGGGCCGAGGCCCATATGTTCGGGTAGGGGAGGAAGGTCTGCATGGCGTCACCCCACCGCCTTTCGTATTGCCTCGTCAGCCATCTTCACGGCCGCAAAGTCTGCCTCGTCGAGCGACCCCGTATCCACCCACACTGCCAACTGCTCGCGGCACGCGATGAGTGCGGCCAAGAGTTCCGGTGCGGCTGCGATCAGCCGCCCGTTGGCCCGGCTTTCCTCAACCGAGCCGTACCACTGCGAGTCGCACCACGGCCCCGTCACGCGGGCCAGCGTTACGAATGATGTTGGGCCTTCCATTGGCCAGACTTCCGCACCGTCCTGCGTTCCCCACGGGCCGGGTGTGTGGCTGCTCATGACTGCTCCCCCCCGTTGATGTTGCGGCCGTCGCGATCCAGCACGAACCACTCATCGTTGCTGGGACTGAGCCGGTTGCTGTAGTAGGTCTCCGCGTAGGCATTGGCCCCGGCGTCATCGACCGCCATGAACCGATCCACCACATCGAACTCGCCGTCCGCTCGCACGAACGCGATGCGGTACTCGCGGCCATCGACTGGAACTAGTCTTGCGTTGTTCATCGTCCCGTCCTCCGTTGAAGTCCCGTCGTCCCGCCCGCACTGCGGAACGTCCGCAGTGCGGGTATCCGAACAATCAGCCGCCCATCCTTCCTCCGCTAGCCAGAGCATCGCCGCCGTCGATCCACTGGCTGCTCGCCAAGTCGATCTTGAGAGGCTTGCCGTCCTCGGCACGGCTAACCGCTTCAAGCGTTGCGGCCAGCGTCTCGATGATGTCGGCCAGCCTCGGCAGAACGTCCGTCTCGGCGTTGACCATGTTCGACCGCGAGCCGTCGCCGTAGGGGGCGGCCATCTTCCGAAGGATCGACGACCGCAGGTACTTGAGGTCGGTGCTGGCACCGAGGATTCCGTCGATCAGCCGCTCGCGTTGCTGGTGAAGTTTCATCGTCTCGTCTCCGTTGCTTGAGTCCGTGGAACCCCGCCGCACTGTGCGGCGGGGTTTGGGTAGCCGAACAATCAGCCGCCAGCGTTGCGGGGGCAGCACCAGTCGATGTTGTTGCTGATCCACCGCTGCATCGCACCGATTGACCAAAAGGTCGGAGCCTCGGGGCAGTTGTCGATGCGAATCTCGCCGTTGACCTCGGTGTAGCGGATGCCGTTGTAGTTTCCGGTGCTGGTCATCGTTCGTTCTCCGTTGTTGGCGTCTCGCGGTGTCCGCCGCGTTGACCCCTGCATTATAACCTATCGGCTTTTGGCGTCAATAGGCTTTCGGAAAAATCTTTTTTGGCCTGTTTCCCCGGGGAAAACGCGGGTCTAGGGGGCAGGGGGCGGGGCCACCCCGGCCAGCCGCACCTCGGCGTCGGTCTCGATCCAGACCCGCGCCCCGCAGGAGAGCGGGTTGCAGGGGGCGTAGACCACGCGGCTCGGCCCCAGCACTTCGACCGACCGGCAGTAGGTGTTCGTGCGGCCCTGCTTGACCGTCAGCGGCGGATCGTCGGTGCCGGCCCGCTTGTTGCGGCGGATCACGTGCTGATTGACGTGGATGCGGGTGCGGGGCATGCCATCCAGCATCGCCGCCGCGTCAAATCCCCTACCCTATATGGGCCAATTTCACTCGCGGTATCCCCCAAAAAACCGATACTGACCGGCCCCGGGAAAACCGGCATCGGCAAAACAGGTTTTCGCGGGTTTTTTCGCGGCACGCTAAACCCTTGCGGCGCAAGGACTTACGCACCGCTGCCGGGAAAACGGGACGTTGAAAACCGTTTTCGGGCACCCTCGAATTTCCCCATATAGATAAGGGGTTTTCAGGCCCGCCGCTTCTTGAGCCGCTTGCCACGCGCGGCAATCCAGACCGGATTGCCGCTCGTCTCGTGGATGTGCGGCTTGAGCAAAGCCAGTTCGTGAACGGCCACCGCCACGATCCGGTTCTGCTCAGTCTTGATGCCGAGCCCCTTCGCCTTCGCCACGCGCCGCACCGTGGGCGACGAGCAGCCGAGCCGCTTCGCCGCCGCGTTCATCGAGAGATACACCACCGCCCCGTCTCCTTGCATGCCCGTTCTCCTGCACCCTAGCACCGGGTCAACCGAAAAGCAACCGCCACGTCAACCAAGTTTCGACCGCTTGCGACCGGACAACGTCGGGTCACGCTTGAAGTAGTCATCGCGGTTCTTTTGAACTGACCGCAGGCTAACCGCCCACGCCCGACCGGAAAGCCGGAACCCTTCTAAGTCGCCACGCTGGATGAGCCGAATCACCCACACGTCGCTGCACCCGAGCATCTCGGCGGCCACGGGCACGCTCACCCATTCAGGGGACTTCTTGACCATTGTTCCCGTTCCTGTAGTTTCGGGTTCGACAGCGACGCCCCGCCATCCCTACGGATGACGGGGCGTCGAATGGCGGGGACAGGATTTGTTTTCAGTGACCAACCGTGTCACGGCTAATCGTTGCAACCGCTACAGGCAGGAGCCCGCGTCAGCACGGAGGTGTGTTCTAGGATTTTTCCTCGGAGCCACACCGATGAAACTGCAACAGTTATTCAACGACTACTACCGGCCGCTTCGACTTCGCGGCCGGTCGCTCAACACGACTCGACTCTACGGCTGCACGATCCGCTCCTTCTGGAAATGGCTGGGCACCGAGCCGACGATCAACGATCTGACCGACCTGACGATCAGCCGGTTCCTTGAACACCGGGCCAGCATCCGCAGCCCGTACACGGCAGAAAAAGAGCGGACGCAGTTGTTGTCGCTCTGGCGGTTCGCCGCCGACCGCGGCCTCGTCCGCGACCGGCCCTGCGTGCCGCCGGCCCCCCTGCCCGACCGCATCCCGACGGCGTGGACAGTCGAGCAACTTCAGGGGTTGATGCGGGCCGCGACTGCGACCCGCGGGTACGTCGGCACGATTCCGGCCGGCGTCTGGTACGCCGCGCTCATCTCGGTCTTGTGGGAGTCGGCGGAACGCATCGGTGCCATCCTCGCCTGCCACCCCGGCGACTTCCTCACGCCGGTGCTGACCGTTCGTGCGGAGTACCGCAAGGGCGGCAAGCGCGACCGCGTGTACCGGTTGTCGGTCGAGACGTGCAGCCTCGTCGCTCGGGCCTGCGGCACGCGGCGGCTGTTTGAATGGCCGCAGAATCCCGGCTACCTGTGGACGAAGTACAAAGACGTGGTCGCCCGCGCCGGGCTCGGCCACGACCGCAAGTGCGGATTCCACCAACTGCGTCGCTCGTCAGCGAGCCACTTTGCTGCCCTCGGCGGCGATCCGGTGAAACTGCTTGATCATTCCAGCCCGCGGACAACGCACCGCTGGTATCTCGATCGCAGGCTGACCGACCGCGATCCGCCTCCAAGCGAGGTGCTGCCGCGGCTGACCTGACGATCCGCCGCCCGGCTCACAGGCCGCTGATGAATTCGTCCGAGAAGTAAGGCCCACTCGGGTCGTCGCCCCAGCGGCAGGTGTGCTGCTCACGCCTCGCTCGCTCGACGGCGAGCGTCCCCTTGACCCGGCTCAACTCCGCGAGCAGCCGCATGACATGAGCCGCGAGCGTGCCCGAGGTGCCCGTGTACGCACCCGAGAACCGGCGGGCGTCCTGCTCACACTGGGCCAGGTAGGCGTCGGCGAGGGGCTCAGGCACGTCGGCACTCCTGGTGGCAGGCCGCGTACCCAGCGATGTCGATGGCAGCGTCGTCGGTGGCTTGGCCGGTGCCCAGCTGGCGGGCGATCTTGTCGAGCACCATGACGAGAGCCCAGTCGGCCGGCGTGAACGTCGTGTTGAACGCCGCGTTCACCAGCGACGCCGTCCTGGCGAAATGCTCCGTAGGTGGCCCGTACTTGCCGTGCCGGTCTCGGATCGTGGCGATTGCGTCACGCAGCGTCTGCTCAGCCGGCGAGACCGGGCGAAACCCCGGCTCCCACTCGGCGTAGGTCTCGCTCAGGACCGAGTCGTGTTGCGTTTCCTCGGAACTTGCGACAATGTGCCTAGGTTCTGTCGCCCGCGGCGCCACCTTGTGGTCATCGGCTGGCGTGGCGTCGATCCGCTCGCGGACGGCTGCCCGTAGTGCGGCGTTGGATTCGTCGAGTGTCGTTGTCATGCTTGCTCCTCAGGTCGCCGTCGCAAAACAGCGGGTAGGCCTTGGTCACTTCGTTCCGGCCGTGGTCGATCACGACGAGTCCTTGGCATGGGCGGTCGTGAGCGCCGGCCTTGATGAACACAGAGTACGCGGAGTGTCCAATCACCGAGCCGTTGCTGACGTACCGCCCGCCACGCAGCCAGCCCCACGTGTGGTAGTGGCCGAAGATCGTCAGGTCCGCCCGCCGGCTGGCGTCCCATGCCGCGATGGCCTTGGTGGCCGGCAGGGCCAGACCGTAGACCCCCTGCGAGTAGCGGATGCTGTGACCGTGGGTGGTCCGCAGCACGAACCCGTCGAGGTCCACGTAGCCGAGGTGACCGGATGCAATCTGCCACTCCACGTTCGGGTTCCGCTCCTCACGCTGGAGTGTGTGGTAGAGCATCTGCTCCCAAGAATGATCCAGTTCGGTGGCGATGCGGAGTTTCTCGGTGGACCGTCCGTGATTGCCGGCGTTTGTGCAGACGACGACTGAATCCACGTTCGCAGCGATAGCGTCGATCATGCCCCGCAGCCGCGTGCCGATCCACCGCGTCGCGTTCGGCGGCGAGAGTTGTGCCACCTCGACGCAGTCGGGGTGAATGTGGCCCGTGATAAAATCGCCGCCCAGCCAGACCACGATGCGTCGGATGTCGGCCAAGTGCCGTTCGTGGTCGAGCATGGCGAACAGCCGCATCTCCAGTTCGGCGAGGCGTCGCTCGCACACCTCCAGTGAGTAGTCGTTTGCTCCGTTGACGGTGGCCGGGTCCACGCGCTCCTCGCAGTGAACGTCCGACAGCATGAACACCATCGTCGCGGCGTGCCGCTTCGACGGCTTGCGGCGCCCGGCGGGCCGGCGTGCCGGCGGCGTCAGGCCGCGCAGCGTGGTCAGCGAGTCGGCCCGCTCCCGCTCGCGGTCGATCTGCGCGAGCGCCGCCCTGTAGCGGCCTTTCAGGCTTGCCACCTCGGACCGCAGCCGGGCGAGTTCGGCGTCGGACGCCAGCCGCTGCTCGTCAGCGGCTCGGTCGGTGACGGCATCGGCAAGTGGTTTTTTCATGACTGCCCCAGCCACATACAGAGGACGGATTCGCCTGCCGTGGTCCAGCCACGTGCCTTGGCCTCGGCGATCAAGGCACGGGCGTAGGCGGTTTTCTGGTGGCGTGTGTGGTCGAACCGCCGCCGCGCCTCAAGGAACTCGGCCTGTGCCTCGGCGGGCAGTTTGTGGAACCAACTGGTGTAGCCGGGCCGCTGGTTCTGCACTGCCGTTTCAACGGCGTCCGCTAGGCTTCCGATTGCCTTGGTCTTTGCCACGCTTGTCTCCTCCCTGAGTCGCCGATCGCCTCAACACCACGTTGCCATCTTCGTCTGGGACCGGGTTCGGCCCCTCGTCGTCGTCGTACTCGGCGTCGTCCATGCTGCTGTGCACGGCCGGCTGTCTGTTCTTTGGTGGCCTACGCTTTGCCATATCACTTCATGCCGTAAAACCGTGCCGCAGATTCCACCACCTTCGCCCCAAACTCCTGAACTGCCACGCCAGCATCGTTCAACCACTTCTTGCGGCCGCTGCACCCGCATGGCTTGCCCAGCCACCACTCGATCCGCTGCGCGGTCAGGCCGACCGCCGCGAGCAGCCGCTCGACGGCGTCGCCAACCATGACCGGCGGGCGGCGCGGCGGCGGCGAGCAGTTGCGGAACGTGTTCGCGTGCTGCGCGCGGTAGCCGCAGCGTGGACAGATCAGGGATTCGGAGAAGTCGCAGATCATGTGATGGTGAGTGTGGCGATCACGCGCCACGCTGGGTTGGTCTGGCCGCCGTAGTTTTTCACGATCGAGAACGTCTTCCCGGCCAGGCTACAGACGCTCGACTGGCAGCGATCGCAGACTTCTTTCGTGAGAAACGTCGTATTGAAGGCGAACGCCTTTGTGTCGCCGTTCGAGTTGTGGGCCGAGGTCGTGTAGTAGTCGCTTGTGACCTCGTAGCCCGCGTCGGCCGTCGTGCCGTTGGAGGAGATCGGCGTGGTCGTGGTCGGGTAGTCGCTCGCGAAAAACCCGCGCTCGCTGTTGGAAATGACACCGAGCAGCAGGCATTTCCGGTCGCAGTCGGAGCCGCAGGTGCCAACGTGGTCATCCCATTGGACAAGCCCGGTATATCGCGTGGAGGCGTTCCGGTAGACATCCTTCAGTAGCTCCTCGTCCACGGCGCCAGGGAACCGCGTGGACTGATTGAACCACTGATCGCATTCGCCATACGCCACCCCGACGGTGATCGTGGTTGTCGGGTCATAAAACCGCCAGCCGCGGCCCTGCGTGACCCCGCCGATCGCGGCGAGTCCGTCCCACTGGAGCGCGTAGGTGCCGGGCGGCGACGGGTAGCCCTCCTCCTGCCAGTAGTCGTATTCCGATTTCCAGATCGTGTCGGCCGTCGTCGTCGGCGACCCCGGCGGTGCCATGTAGGCGAGCGTTCCTGAGATTTCGAGCGGCGCCCCGGCCGTGCAGCAGCTCAGGCAAACCTTGGTCGGGTCGCCGGCCTGGTAGGTGCCGCCGCCGACGACCGTCGCGGTGGCCGTGGAGCCGGCCTCCAGCGTCAGGCTCAGCGTTTCGCAGTCCGTGAGCCGCGTCGCCGACTCGAAATACATCCGGCAGGGGGCGGGTGGGCCGAACGTGTTCACGGTCATGTAAGGGAGCCGCGGGGCGACGCGCGGAACGGAGACGTAGCCGCCAGCGCCAGCGCGCACCAGCGCCGAGCGGGTCGGCGGGGTCTGGTAGTTCGGGATTGCGAGCCTGATGTAAGTCTCCCCGAGGCCCGCCCAGCCGTTGCACGATTGCCCCTCGTAGACGCACCAGTCGGGCTCCTCGAAGGCCCCCGGCGTGGCCCGCTGGAGGACAAACGCTTTGCCGTCATACAGCGGCCGGCAACATCGCTTCCCCAGCCACGCCGTCCGCGATGTATAGCCGGCCCCGGCCGCGTCGATCGTCAGGGCGGTGATCTGCCCGAACGTGGCCGACGCCGTGTTCGTGTCGATCGTCGGCCGGATCAGCGCGTGCGACGCAAGCGGCGGCTGGAACGGACCCATCCGATCCGGGTAGACGCGAGTGGAGACCGTCGCGACGCGCGGCGGCAGGCTCGGGTCTTCGTTGTAATACTGGCCGCCGTTGGTCACGGTCACGGCGACGGCCGGCCCGCCCGGCCGGTAGTAGGTCGTCGCCCCGTTGAACGTGACCCCGTTCACGATGCCGGCCAGCCGCCAGCCATAGAGACCGTTGAGCGGGACGCCCCAGCCGGAGACCCCCGTGATCGCGCCGCCGGAGACCGTGTAGTCGAGGGCGATCGTCCCGGACCACTCCGCATCGTTCCCCGTCGCCTCGGTGTCGGCGGTCTTCGTCAGCACCACCGCGCCAGCCGCCGTGTAGCCGGTGCCGCCGTTGGTGACCGTGATCGCGGTCAGCTCCCAGTCGTTGAACGTCGGATCGTAGACGTAGGTGAAGGCGAACTTCGCCCCGGTGCCGCCGGCGTCGGTGGCATCGACCGCGAACCCGGGCGTCGTCCGCTCGTCGCTGATCGTGACGGTCGCCGCCTTGCTGCCGGAGACGACGACGTCGCCCTCGTGCGCGAGCGTCACCGGGTCGCCGGCCTTGTAGCCGGTGCCGCCGCTGGTCACGGAGATCGAGGCGACAACCCAGGTCGTCGGCGTCGCCCCCGACTCGGCCAGCGTGACGGCGAGCGTGGCGCCGCTGCCGGTCGTGCCGCCGGCCGTGGCCGTGATCGTCGGCGGCCGCCTGGCCGTGAGCGTCGCCGTGGCCTTGCTCGCGACCGTGTCGCCGCCGGCCGCCGTGATCGTCAGCGTCTCGCCGTCGGTGTAGCCGGTGCCGCCGGACGCGGCTACGCTCGCGAGCGTCCAGACGGCCGGCGAGCCGCTACTCGACAGCGTGGGCGTGAACGTCGCCCCGGTGCCGCTGCCGGTGATCGTCAGCGTCGGGGCCGCGCGGCCACGTTCCGCGTAGCCGGAGCCGCCCGACAGGAGCTGGACGCCGGTGATGCCCCCCTCGGTGCCGAACACCGCGCCGCCCGTGGTCGTGACCCGGGCCACGGCCCCGCTGCCCATTTTCACGGGTTCGATTGCGAACATCGGCCAGCCGTGCGGGTAGCCAAATTCATACGGGTAGCCGTAGGACGGCGCTTTCTCGGCTGGGGAGGGGTTCTCGTACCACGAGAGGAACTCGACCTCGTGGTTGTACGGGCCGGCGATCTCGTCCGCGAGCGTGCCGAAGGTGACCGTGACGGTGTTCGGCAGCGAGCCGCTGCACTGGGCGCAGGCGGCCCCGCACCCGCAGCACCCGGGCAGCAGGATGCCGACCGGGTACATGCCCAGCGCCACGAGTAGGATCAGCCAGCCGCCGACGGAGAGCGGATCGGTCTGGGCGAGGAGGTCGAGCATCAGCACTCCGCCGCGATCAGGTACCAGCCGTTCAGCGGGCCGCGGCCAACCATCACCCACTTGCCGCTCGACACGGCAGCAAACTTGTTCACCGCACCGACGAGCGTGCCCGTCTTCGTTTCACTGCCAGTTGTCCCGCCTTCATAAAGGTCGATCGTAGTCGTCGTGCCTTTCGACCACGCGCTCGTCGTCTTGCCGAGCCTCAGCATCGCGGAGCCTCCTGAGAGCAATGGACGCTTGAACGTCAGCGGCGAGCCGTCCCGCTCACCGGCTTCAAAGCCGCGCACCGCCGCGGCGATTCGCTCGGCGGCGCTCGGGACGAATGTTACGCGGTCAGCCACGCGTCCGTCCTCAAAGATCGTGA